CACTGTTGATGACCTTCTAATCAGTTCAGCGTTTGTATACGAGCTTGACGAGACACTTGCTCATTACGAATTGAGAGGAGAGATATCTAAGAAGATTGGATACGCTCTAGCTGAGAAGTATGACAGACTCATCTTCCGTCAAATTGCTAAAGGTGCAAGACAAGCATCTCCAATCACTAAGTCTAACTTTGTAGAACCCGGTGGAACACAGATCCAACTTACAAGATCTGGAGTTACCAACGCTACTGCAGCTTATGATTCAACTTGTCTAATCAACGGCTTCTATGATGCTGCTGCTGCACTAGATGAAAAAGGAATTTCAACTGAAGGTAGAGTAGGTGTACTAAACCCTCGCCAGTACTACGAGCTAATCCAAGCTGTAGGTTCTAACGGTCTAGTTAACCGTGACGAGCAGGGTGACTCCTTACAGAAAGGAAACGGAATCATTGAGATTGCAGGCATCAAGATCTACAAGTCAATGAACATCCCATTCTTCGGTAAGTATGGTACTCTATATGGTTCTGCATCAGCTACAAACCCCGGTGTTACATCACCCGGAAACGTAGGTTCATTCATTGGTGCATCTGCTGAAGACGCACGTGCTTCTGTTACAGGTGTCAATGGAAACTATGGTAATGCTACTGACTTTGCAAACTCTTGCGGACTTATCTTCCAGAAGGAAGCTGCAGGTGTTGTAGAAGCTATCGGACCACAAGTACAGGTTACTAGTGGAGATGTTAGTGTGGTTTACCAAGGTGACGTAATACTTGGACGTTTAGCAATGGGTGCGGATTTCCTCAACCCAGCTGCTTGTGTTGAATTGTTAGCAGGTGCTGCTGCAGGTTCATCAGGCAACGCTGCATTCGGTACTACATACCCAGCAAACGGTTAATATTTACATATATTATCTATGCACATATAAGGGGGCTTCGGCTCCCTTTTTTTATTTACTAATTATAATCATGCCTTTTCCTACCACTAACGCTACAAAAGAATTACCCGCTATAAATCAAATCCTGTCGTCATGTGGTCAGGCTCCTGTAACCACGTTGGACACAACCAACCCAGACGTTGCGATTGCATACGATACGTTGCTACAGGTATCAAGAGAAGTTCAAGCTGAAGGCTGGACTTTTAATAAGGAGTATCATGTTGACTTTACACCTGATACAGATGATTACATAGTTATACCAAACAATGTAATACAATTAAAGCTGACAGAAAATCCAGCTAATATGGAATATGATGCTGTTCGCAGAAATGGGAGACTATATGATAGAGCACATCATACTGATAAATGGACAGAAGATACTATAGAATGTGATGTTGTATATGAATATGATTGGGTAGATATACCTCAACCAGTACAAGATTTCATAACAGCTAGATCTGCTACTATAGTATCTCAAAGAATAGTAGGAGATAGTAATCAATATCAAATGCTTCAACAACAAGAAGCTTACACAAGAGCACTAGCTCTAGAGTACGAAACACAACAAGGTCAGTTTACATTCTTTGGTCATCCCCAAGGTCAAACGAATTACTATCAAAGTTATCAACCATTCCAAGCACTTAAAAGATAATGGCAGCAATAACTCAACGAGTGAGTAACTATTTAGGGGGAGTATCAAAACAATCCGATGATAAGAAGTTACCAAACCAAGTAAGCGAATGTCTAAATGGTTATCCTGATCCTACCTTTGGTCTTACTAAAAGACCGGGGTTTAAATGGTTAGCTAATTTAGGTACAGGAACTACTTATGATAGTTCTAAGTGGTTTTATATCCACAGAGATAATGATGAGAAATATATAGGTTGCATCAAACCTGCCGGAGGGGGCACAGGAGACATAGATATTTGGAATGCTGCTACTGGGGTAGTCTGCACTGTTAACTACGGTACAGGAGCACAGGCATACCTTACAGGAGCACGTACAAACTATGACATACTAACTGTACAAGATACTTCTATTGTATGTAATAATTTGCATACAGTTACAGCACTAGCTGCTCCTACTTTTGAAGTTAAATCTGAAGCTACACTGGTTTTAAGTGATACTCCTATAGGACCATATAATGTCACCATTACTGATGCTGATGGAAGTAACGTTAAAACTATAGCAGAATATGATTCTCCAGCTACACAAACTTATGATGGATTATTAACTGAATTAAAATCTCGTATAGATGGATTGAATGTAACTGGATTAACAGTAACTAAATATGCACAATCTTTAGAACTAAAGAGAACAGTAAGTAGTACAGATACTGCTTTTACAATTACTTGTTCTGGTGGTTCTGCTAATACTAAATTAAATGTACTTCAAGATCAAGTTGATAATGTATCACAACTACCTTATCAATCTAAGCATGGTCGTGTAGTTAGAGTTATCAACTCTGAGAATGCTGCCGATACATACTTTGCTAAATTTGTAGCAGAAGATGGAACTTCTGGTAGAGGTTATTGGGCAGAAACAATAGACCCTACAAAATCTACAGGTTTAACTGATACAACTATGCCACATGAATTAGTCAATAATTCTACTAACGTGTTCACCTTTCAGAAGATAGCGTGGACAGCTAGATTAGTAGGAGATGACAGAACTAATTCACACCCTAGCTTTGTAGGGAATAAAATAGAACAAGCATTTTTCCATAACAACAGACTCGGATTCTTATCAAGAGATAATGTATCTATGAGTCAATCACAAGATTTCTACAATTTCTATCATACATCTGCACAGACAGTTACAGACGCTGATCCAGTAGACATAAGTTGTTCAGCAATTCGACCAGCCGCACTACATGGTATAATTCCTACTACACAAGGTTTAGTCTTGTTTAGTAAGAGTCAACAATTTCTCATGAGTTCTGCTGACGGAATTCTAACACCATCAACTGCTAACATCAGAACTATTTGTAGCTATGAGATGGATACGGATGTAGATCCAGTTGATATGGGTACTAATATAAATTTCTTAAGTAAAACTCCAGCTTATACTAGGATATTCGGAATGGTCACACGTGGTCAAGACGAGAACCCAATAGTATTAGACATTGGAAGAGTTGTAAATGAGTGGGTTCCAGCTACCATTGATACGTTCATTGCTAGTCCACAAAATCAATTCTTGGCTATGTCTAGTCAATCAGATAAAAAGGTTTATTTTTACCGTACATATAGTGATGGTAAAGAGAACTTAGTAGAAGCATGGTTTAATTGGGAACTAATGGGTACAGTACAGACTGTAGCTGTTGACCAAGATGATATGTTTGCTGTTACTAAACAAGGTAATCAGTTTACATTAAGTGTAGCTAGTTTAAGTCAGAGTCCATCTGATGCTATCATAGTAAATAATGATGGTAGTAGAATTAATCCATGTATGGATCTATATACTGAAGCTAGTAATGGACAGACTGGTGGTTCTTTAAAGAAGGTTGAATTTGATTCTACTAATAGATTTTCTAAGTGTTATATACCTTGGAACAATGTTACAGGATTAACTCCTATTATAGTTGTTAAAGGTACAACAGCTACTGGACAGTTTACTGAGTCTGGATTTACTACTACACCTACTGTAGTAACAGATGATGGTAGTTATCCATACTTTAAAGTTCAAGGTAAAGATCTATCAGATGTACAGAATGATGTAATAGTTGGATGGAAATATGATTTAGATATTATATTACCTAAGACATACGTTAGGACTGATGAATCAAAGAAACTTACAGACTATACTGCTACGTTAACTGTAGCTAGAATGAAGTTTGCTGTAGGTCTATCTGGTGTGATGGGTTTCAAATTGAAATCTACAGGTACTAGACAAGGTAAAAAAGAATATACAGCTGACGGAACTACTACTGTATACCAGTGGGATGAATCTGATTTAAAATATATTGATGATGATCAGATAAAAGTTAGAATAAATAATGTTTTAAGTAGTGACTACACTGTAGATACTACAGGTACATTACCTAAGATTACTCTTAATAATGCTTCTAGTGAATTAAAAACTTTAAGTGGTGATGGTAGTACAAAGGTATTTGCTTTAACTTTTACACCAGCTAGTATACCAAAAATAAAAGTTAAAATAGGTGGTGTAGAAACTACAGATTTCACTGTTAGTGGAGAAACTGATGTGCCACATTATATTCACTTTACAACTGCACCAGCTTCAGGTACTAATAACATACTTGTATATAGTGCAGATGATATAGTTATCTATTTAGATGAGTGGTATAAACTTAGCCCTACACAGATAGCTGATACCTATCTAGCTAATGATATTGCATTATCAGATCAATCGGTATTCTCAATACCAATACATCAGAAAACAGAAAACTTCCAATTGAGGATATTTAATGATTCACCATTCCCTGTGTCTTTAAATTCAATGATGTGGGAAGGTAATTATTCACCGAGATTTTATAAGAGGTTTTAAATTATGGCAGTAGATCCAGTAACAGGTGCAGCAGTAGTAACAACAGTTGGTTCAATAATAGGCGGTCTTTTTGGTAGCAGTGGTGCTAGTAGCCAAGCTAGAGCTGAAAGAGAAGCAGCTGAACGACGCTTGGCCTACGACCAAGAAGCCTATAATAGAAGCTGGATGAAGCTCAATGCTGATCGAGCTTGGGCGATGGAAGGGATAAGAATACAACAAGCAAACGATGAAAGAGCTGCTGCATATAGAGATGCTACTAATCAACAACAATATCTACATCAGTTAGCTATTAGAAATAGAGAACAAGCATCTTTAGAAGCTCAGTTTGCAAAGTCAAATGAGTTATTTACTAAGACAGTTACTCAAAACGCAAAGGCTGCACAAACTGCAACAGATTCTGAGTGGAGAAAACTAGATGAAATACATGCAGAAGGTGCTTTCGATGCTCAAGAGCAACGTTTAGCATACTTACAACAAGAAGGTACAATAAGAGCTAAAGGGGCAGCTGGAAGATCAGCTGGTAAAGTACAGCAATCAGCTATGGCTTCATTTGGACAGCAAGTAGCCATGTTAAATGAAGGGATAGCTAGTGCTGGTCGTAATACTAAAGCTATGATTGATCAAATAAAAGATGATCAATACTCAGCTGACTTAGCAGCTTGGGCTGCAAAAATGATGGATCCCGGTGATCTACCAATGCCTATTCAACCTTTACTAACACCTAGAACTGAGTATCAACATGCTAGACCATTAAACCCTGACTTCGATAGAGGACCAGAACCTATATTAGGTGGTTATCCATCAGCTTCAGGTGCTTCTATGTCAGCATGGGGTGCAGCTATACCAAGTATAGCGTTAGGTTTAGGTAAGTTATTTACAGCGTGGAGTGATATAGAATTAAAAGAAAACATCAGAAAAGTAGGTCTATCTCCTTCTGGATTAAACATTTACGAATGGAATTACATCGGAGAATCAGACAAATACCGTGGTGTTATAGCACAAGATCTAATCGCTCATGGGCGAGAAGATGCTGTTGAAGAAGCAGAAAACGGTTATCTCATGGTCCGTTACGATAAGATTGATGTAGATATGCATCAGTTAACTACAGTTTAAATAACTATGGCAAAAAACTATAAGAGACATACCCAAGGGCAACGTTTCAAAAGAGCAGATTTCGGTGATATGGGCTTACGAGCCTACCAACAACAACAGAAAACTATCATCGACGGTATGAAGCTGCAAGCAGCTCAACATAAAAAGGTTCGTGATGAGTATTTATCAGGTGATATTGATAAATCTAGGAAAGAAAAGGAGCATAGAGAAAAGTTAAAAGCTCTTGAAGATGCTGTTTGGGATAATAAAGAGCTAAATGAAAAGATAAGAGCTGATAGAGAAATTGATGCACTTAAAGAAAAAGCAAAAGATTACGGTAGATCAGCTGAGTTTTGGAAAGATTTCTCTACTACTTATGCTGGACAATATGCTAAAGCTTTTCAAGATATACATGGTGCTATAGATTTAAAGTATGCTGATAAAGCGGTTGCTGAATTGCTTGGTCCTGAAGGTAAATATAATCAAGCAATTCATAATTCAGCAATACTAAATAATATATCATCTGCTGGAGTTATTAATGAAACGGATAAACTTTATTTAGATAAAAAGAATAACGGTAAGTATAAAAGAACTGAACATGCAAAGGCTATAGATATTGAACAAAGAAGATCTCATAATCTTAACAATATTTTAAGTTCAAAGTTGAAGGGAGATACTGAAAAAATTGTTAGGCATTTTAAAGACTCAATGGCTGAAAGGGGCATTACCTTAAAAAAAGATAATGTCCGTGAATTATTTCAGCATAGAGCCTTAGAAATTATGGGTAATCTAGGAATGGACCCTAACTCTGAAGGGGGTAAGAAATTCCTAGAGCACATGTGGGAGCAAGCTGGTGTATTAGAAAATACTGCAGATGAGCTAAATCAAGCTCAAGAAGATCATGACAATTTATGGAATCAAGATGATGGTTTAATAGAAGGATTAAAAGCTAATAAAAATAATCCTATAGATTTTGAAATATATTTTAACCATACTGTTAAGCTTCATCAACATAGATATGTAACTGATGGTACAACTGGAACAGCTAAATTAGAAGAACGGAATGTAAAAGAGGCGTATTTAGCTGTACAAGAGCTACTAATTGATGAAGGTATAATAACTAGATCAGAGATGCATAAGTTGAATATAGCTTTTCCCGGTCAACCTATGAGTCCAGAAATTGTAACTGATCCTACTAAAGATGATAGAACATTAATGTGGGAAAGGCATCCTGAGTTAGAAAAAGCAGCTAGTGCTTCCTTACTTAAAAAAGAGAAAGCAGATAATAAACAAAAGACTGAAAAAGAAAAGGTAGACGATGCTGTAGCTTTAACAGGTATACAAGAAAAAGTAGAATCAGGTGAAATTGATCCTAATAACGAAGACCAAATTGGTGCTTTGATAAACGGTCATTCGGGTAAAACAGAAACACTAAACTATCTAAATAAAATTAAAGTATTTAACCCTAAAATAAATGGTAGTTTAGGTTATGTAGTTAATGCAAATATAAATAGTGCTTATAACAATAATGATTATATAGCGTATAAAGAAGCTATGCAGTATCTTGGTAAAGAAGATAGGCAGCAATTCAATGAATTTACTAAACGTATAGATGACTTAAATAGAAGCGGTGGTAGTGCTAAAGAAATTAAAACAGAATTTGAAAAACATGTAAAAGCAGATTTAAAGCTTAACGAGTTAAACGATGCTGAAGATCCTACAGTAAGTTCCATAATAGATATCATGATTCAAGACTTCTATTTTCAAGAAAGAAAGTTTTCTGCTAAAGGATTAAGTGGTGCTGAATTAGTTGATACTGCTATTATGGAAGTTAAAGCAAAATATAAAGAAGGAACAGGTCTATATTTGAAAGAAGGTTCAGGTAACTCCACTGTATTCCCTGCTATGAAAGGTAAATATGATCCTAGCAAAGCTATAACCCGAGAACAGTTAGATAAAAAATTAGCTAAAGGTTGGGATAATCTATTTACAGATGTAGAAACAAGTCTTAAAAATAAAGAGACAGCAGATCTACATCTTTTAGATCAAGATTGGGTTGAAAGGAATTTAAGAAATACTGTCTATGGGAGAAATATAGAATCAAATGAGACTATTGATTACCTATATCATAATCAACCTGTTAGAAGTGAAATGCTTTCAAAAACAGAGATCTTGAATAAGTATCTAGCTGCTAAAGGTATTAAAACACAGGTACCTCTTGGAGCTTTAGATTACGCAGATACCACAGCTAAACTTATTAATATTAATGTTAACGATTATCATAAAATGAGTGATGTAAATAAAGCGAGAATGAAAGTATATTTTGAATTCTTGAAGACTATGCCTGATGGTAAAATGCCTTTTAAACCCGATGCATATACTATAGAAAATGATAGAATAAGATTAAATTACTTAGAATCGCAACATCCAAATTATGAGGATCTACAACAATGACATTATTAAACGAAGATCTTCATGATGAGAAGCTAAAAGCTAGTGAAGATAAAGAAACAAAACTAGCTCAGTTACAGGAACTGTCTGCTACAGATCAAGCTGATACTACATTTAGTGGTGATACTACAGTACCTAAAGATGAGAATCTTGTTCCAAAAGCTCAAGGTAATCAAGACCAAATGTGGGCTGAGTATGATAACTGGAAGAGTATCGGTAAAGCAGAAAATCCACGTTGGAATTTATTAAAAACTGGTTCTATCTGGGTTAATGACCCAGCTTTAACTCAACAAAGAGAGATTGCTAAACAAGCATGGTATCTTAAATACTACGGAGTAACTCCTGAGAGATATGACGAATTAAAAGCAGAGCAAAAAGAAAAGTATAACAACTATTCTTTAGGTGGGTTCAGTGATACTATCAGGAATCTAACTGATATGAGCATGGGAGCTACTACTGATTTTATGATGGATGCTGTAGGTGTTCTACCGGGGTTAGGTGCTTTAGATAGCTGGTATGATAGAAAGACTAAATCTAAAACTGGCTTTATGCAAGGTGCTAGAAAGATGTTATCTATTGTAGTTCCTTCTTTATTATCGGGTAAACATATACAGAAAAAGGTTGGTGATTTACCAGCTGAGATGCCTAAGATTCAAAAAAGACTTATAGGTATGGGAGCATTTACTGCTTCAGAAGTTGGAGTGATTGGTCTCAGTGATGTGGGAGAAGACCATAATGCATTAAGAGCATTAGCTGATTTTTTTCCCGGTGTGTTTGGTGAGAAAGGTACTGTACCTATTCCTAACTGGGCTAAGACTCTAGATAGTGATAGTCCTAGAGTTAGAAAATATAAGAACATGTTTGATACTGGTGGCTTAAGTGTCATAGGTCATACTTTAGGAGCCTTTATACAGATTAAAGGTGGTCAGAAAACAATGGGCTGGATGGAGCCTCTTGATGAAACTGCTGCAAGATATAAACAAACAGCAGTTGTCAAAGAAGCTGACATTAATAAATTAATTAGGATTCAAGAAATTGATACTCAATTAGCTTTAGGTAGTGATAACATTACCAGTAAAACACAAGCTAGACTAATTGATGAAAGAGAAGCATTAGTTTCTCAATTAGATCAGCTAGATGATAT